CGGCCGCGGCGATCGCCGTCGTGGATCCGGCCGAGCTGCTCGAGCGTCTCGCGCCGCGGCGGCTGTTCACGTCGATCGACCTCGCGCCGAAATGGGCCGACGTCGCGCTCGAGACGAACGGCCCGATCACGTACTACAAGATCTCAGAGCTCCGCGAAGCGTATCGGCAAGCGACGGCTCCGCTGTATCGCGTCTACAGACGCGCCGCGCCGGAATACCTCTGGAACGTCGAGCTGATTCCATGAGCTCGCAGCCGCGAGTCAACCGAAAGGTCGCGCGCAAGCTGCTCGCCATGCTCGCGGCCGAGGCTATCGGCAACGAGTTCCCTGAAGAGACGCTGAATAGAATTCTCGATGAGCGCCGCGAGCTGCAGCGCTCCTTTCAGAAGTACCGTGACGTTGTCGACGGAGCGCTCGCATGAACCGAAGAGACTTTCTCCGCGTGATCGCGTGGACGATCACGGCCGTCGTCGCCGGAGCTCCGATCGCCGCGGCCTGGCAGGATTCAATCGCGCGAGCTCGCCGGCGTGCGCTCATTACCGGACAGCTGCGCTACCAGGCGGAGCAGTCACTGCACGCGATCATGCGCGACGTCGGACGCCAGCTCTACGGGTTCGGCGAATGAACCGCCGCGACTTCTTCCGACGCGCCGCCGCGATCGCCGCCGGCGTCGTCGCCGCTGACCAGTTCGAGATCCTCGAGCGCTTGAATCACCGGAAGGTGTTCAGCGGCATCGACTGGGTTCGGCGCGATCCGGTGACCGGCCAGTTCGCCGACAGCCACAGCACGCTAGTGATTGTCGAGCGCCAACTGTCGGACGAGATGGGCCGAGTATGGCGAATCACCGCGGTCGATCCGGCGAAGCGAACGATCACGTTCGAGCCGCCAAATGTCAGGCTCAGCGAGGACGACTTCGACTTCTACGCGAACCAGATCGTCGAGCTGCAGCTGCCATGAACCGCCGCGAGCTTCCGTTCCGGGAGCCGCCGGTCGTTGTCGTCACCGCGACTGGCGAAACGATCCGGCTCACGCCGGCGCCGTTGCCCGTTCCGCAGTGGGCGTTGCTCGGGGTCGCCATAAGCGTCACTCGTTCCGAGGCTTAGCAGCCGAGCACAAACGCAGCGAGTAGGGTACATTCGGGCGACCCGAAACACCCATTTACGAGGCACATGACCGCCGATGACTCGTTCCTGAAGGGTTTACGGATCCTCCACGAACCACGCGGTCAGGCTCGCCGCGTAGTCGACGCACTCTGTCGGGAGCGCGATCAGTCAGTCGCCGCCGACCCTGACTGGAATCCCAACCTCCCAACGGACAAAGAGATAGCGCGCGAGCTTGGACTCAAGGAATCGACCGTCGCGAAGCTGATCGAGCTGGTCGCGCGCGACATCGTCGCGGACAGCTTTGAGATGGCGATGATCCCTCGCCGCGGTCGAATCTTCCTGTGGTACCGCCATCGGCTGTGGTTGCAGCGCCGCGCCTCGCGCCAGTCGCCGCCAGCTGCATGAGCGCGTCAGATCCGAGGCATCCGGCGACGTGCGCGTGCTCTATGTGCGAGTACTCGGCGTTCATAGCCAGCTGGGAGGCACGCGGCCCGCACCGCTTCGAGGAATGGTTGAAGCTCATCGTCGATGACCTCAACTCCCACATGCGCAACGATCGCGAGGCGTGGCCGGTCGACCCCAACGCGCCAAAGTTGCAGCCGCCGGCTGCACATTCCGGCGAAAAAGGCCCCTTTTCCGCTTGACAATACGCGGCGTAAAAACAGCCGTGGCCATTGCCACCCTGGAGTAGGAGATCAAATGGCCAGGAGTTAAGGGGTGCCGACAGACTGAGCCGCACTCTGGCCCCTGTTCTGCCCGCCAAGGTAGGGATGCGCTTCTCGCGGGACCGCCACAACGTCCCGCCATGCGTCGTAAACCGTTTCTGCGGCCCGATCGCCTGCCTTGAGGCGCTCCGCCCTGCTCTTCTCGCCCGCGCTCGCTCTAGCGGTCGCCACGGCGGAAATCAAAGATCCGAAGCCATGCCCCCGGTGCCTCGAACCTGAGAACCTGGGGCTTTGTCATTCGGACATCTGTCGCGCGCAGGTGCTCCCTCGCGCCGGCAAGAACGCGCTCGATCGAGACGCTTGGTCCGGTCGCTACGACCCGAAGGAAAAGCCGCCGCCGCCAGACATGAAGGCGACCGAGCACGCCGAGAAGATGGCCGCGCAATCCGCGCAGCGATTCGCCCAGCTCGGGCGCGCAGCTGCGACCGGCCAGCGCCGGAAAGTCTACCACCGCCGGAAGCATGACCGTCGCGATGCGTGAGGCGCTCGAGCGCCGCGGCCGGCAATGGGGCGAGGACAACAACCTCCGACTGCATTCGATGCGGCAGGAGCTGAGAGAGCTCTGTCGGCGCCCAATCGTCATCGACACCGCGTTCGCCGGCCGAAAGGCGCTCGGCGGAGGCTGCTACGTCGTTTCGCGGTACGCCACAACCACCGACTGAGGACCAAACGATGCGACACAAGTGCGCGGGAGAGATCACGTCGATCGGCGACAGCTACTCGAGCCCCGATCACGTCAACGTCAGCGTCGCACACGGCCCGCGGCCGCGACGGAAAAAGACGAAAGCCGGACAGCCAGCAGGCTTCGGCGACAACCGCCCGACGTCGAGCATCTCGCTCCCGCGCAAGCACGCGAAGCATTACGCCGTCGGCGATGCGATCGACGTCGGCATCGGTCCGTCGACCGCGGATCCCGAGACGAAGTTCCGCCGCACCGTCCGGAAGATGACGCGGAAAGGCTACTAGGTCACGCACTCAACAGGTATCGGTGAAGATGCTCTACAAGCGTAGGACGTTCAGCGTGTCGTCGATCCAGAACAGCGGATCGCAATGCGCTGAGAAAGGGCACAGCGGTGCGGACTCGCGCGGCTGCTGCTATTGCTGCGGACAGAAGATCGCCGAGCGGCGCGACGTGATCGTCGCCGAGCTCGATCTGTCTCGAGACATCGCCGGCCAGGGCGCCGGGTGATGCTATGTCACCGCGAAAACCCGCGCGGGCTGTCGACGCGCGGACGCGAAAGACACTCGCTCGAGAAGAGCTCTTCGTCGCGTCCTTCCTCGTTCACCAGAACGCATCGCAGGCAGCTCGAGACGCCGGCTACTCCGAAAAGACCGCGTACGCCAAGGGCAACGAGCTGCTCAAGCGGCCGACTGTCATCGCCGCGATCGCCAAGAGCCGAACGAAGATCGTTCGGAAGTTTCGCGTCACCGCGGAGCGCGTTGTCGAAGAGATGGCCGTCATCGGGTTCTCGAGCATCGAGAACTATCGGCTCAACGACGACGGCTTCCTGCAGCTCGTCGACGGTGCGCCCGAGGGCGCAGTGCGGGCGGTCAAGAAGTTTAAGCGGAAGCTGCGCCTCATCCCGCAGAAGCAGCTCGGCGACACCGTGCTTCCGCCTATTCGAGAAATCGAATCGGAGTTCGAGCTCTGGTCGAAGGACTCGGAGCTCCGCGCGCTCGGCGACTACTTGGCGATGTTCAAGGAGAAGCGCGATCTCGGCGACACCGAGGATGACGAGAACCTCACCACCGAACAGCGGCGCGAGCGCGTGATCTCGCTCCTACGGGTCGCGTCGAAGCGACGGAAGGAAGGCAAACGAGTCTCATGACGAGGATCCCATGCTTGCACTGATTTGGGCGCTGCTCATCGCGATCGTAATCGCCGGCCTGCTCTACTGGCTCATCAAGTTTCTCCCGCTCGATGAACCGTTCCGGCAGCTCGCGCGCGGCGTCATCATCATCGGCCTGGTCGCGTACATCATCGTGCGCCTGTGGGCCGTTCGCGGGCTCGTTCCGACATGAAGTCGCGCCTCATTCGACTTCAACGTCGCGCGATCGTCCGAACCGACTGGCTGATGATCGGCTTCGCGCTTGGATGGGTCGTAGCTGAATGCTGGTCGCTTCGAGGCTAGATTCCGTGCACACCCTTGAGATGCCGCGCAGGACAAACTGGTGTGAAAGGCCCCTAAGAAGGGCACTAGCCGGGACGCCGGCACGGAGAGAGGCGAGACGGTCGCCTCACGGACGTTTCTTCGAGAGTAGGGCGGAGAGCAGTGAGGGTCAGCGCAGGTTCCCGGCGCTGGCCCTTTTGCTTTGTGGCTCACGATGACCGCAGTCCTTGATCGCGCGCGCGACGTCATCGACGAGCTCCTCGAGGATTACCTCACCGAGGACGAACGCGACACCGTCGAGCGCGACCTGGTTGCGATCGCGCCGAAGACGAAGGCCTCGCCAGTTCCGCGCGAGTGGCGCCAGCGGATCCCGATGGTGTTCCCGCGGTACGCGTCGGCGCCGTTCGCCAAGCGACACGAAGAGTTCTGGGAGTGGGAGAACGGCATTCGCGTCGACAGCTCGCCGGATCCGTTCGTCGGTATCTGGCCGCGCGGCGGCGCGAAGTCGACGTCGGCGGAGATGGCGTGCACGGACCTCGGCTGCAGCGGCTCGAGGATCTATTGCCTCTACGTCCGCATGACGCAGGACAAGGCCGACGCGTCCGTCGAGAACGTCGCCGCGCTATTTGAGTCGGACGAGATCGCGAAGCACTTCCCCGAGCACTCGCGTCGGAAGACCGGCAAGTTCGGCAACGCGAAGGGATGGCGCCGCAATCGTATCTGGACCGCCGGCGGATTCGCCGTCGACGCGCTTGGACTCGACACCGCATCGCGCGGCGTGAAGCTCGAGAACCAGCGACCGGATCTGATCATCTTCGACGACATCGACGACCTGCTCGACGGGCCGGCCGCGACGAAGAAGAAGATCGAGATCATCACGAAGTCGATCCTTCCAGCGGGCTCCAACAACTGCGCGGTCCTGTTCATCCAGAACTTGATCATCCGCGACGGCGTTGCGTCGCAGCTCGCCGACGGCCGCGCAGACTTCCTCGCGCTGCGCAAAGTGTCAGGCCCGTTCCCCGCAATCGAGAATCTCAAGTACGAATGGAGACTCGACTCGAAGACCGGTATGCGCCGCGCGTACATCACCGCCGGCGTGGCCACGTGGAGCGGACAGGACCTCGCGACGTGTCAGCGCTTTATCGACACGTGGGGTTTGTCAGCGTTCTTGAAAGAGGCGCAACACAAGGTGCAGGGGAAGTCGGAAGGGGTGTGCCTCAACTTCGATCCGGCGCGCCACTACATCGACATGAGCGACGAAGACGTCCTCGCGCTCGTTCCCAAGTCGAAGGTGTTCGGCGGCGTCGACTTCGGATCGTGGCGATTCGGCTTCACGTTGTGGCTGGTACGGAAAGACACGGCCGTCATTCGCATCGACGAGTACTTCTCGCAGGACGAGAGCCTCGCCGATCGCGCACAGGCTATCCACGAAATCTGTGAAGCCGCGGGCATCGTGGATCCGTCGCCGAGGAACTGTCCGCTCTGGGGAGACTCCGCGAACCCGACGGACATTCGCGAAATCAATCTCGCGTTCCGGCGTGGCTGGCCCGAGCTCGACGAGCAGGGCCACGAAACCGGCAAGTGGATCACGTCGAAGCTGCGCGTTGTCGCTGTCGGCGCCGAGGGTAAGCTGCGCAAGACAGCCGTCGATCGCATGAACAACGAGCTCGATCACAACCGATTGCTCTTCCGTCGATCGGTGTACGCTGGTCTGACGTGGATGTACGCGATGAACGCGGGCTCCCCAGGCACGGAGATGACGGGCTCGCGGTTCATGTGGGAGATCGACAACTGGGCCGTTCCGCTCCCAAAGGAGGGCGAGGCGCAGGATCAGAACCCGGATGACGACACCGCTGACGGCGCGGATATGATCGCGTCCGCGCGCTATGCGCTGATGAGCTGGTGGGCGCCGGCGAAGGAGAAGCCGGACCCTGGCGTCGTGCCGGACGACAAGGCCCGCAAGTTCGACGTCAAAAAGCAGAAGTTCATCGAGACGCCTCACCTCGTGGATCTGCTCAACGAGCCGGCACGCCGGCGTCCAGCTGTGCGCGGAGTACGACCGCGCATTCGTCCACGATGAGCGCTGTCGACACTTTGAACGCCAACGTCTACCTCGCAGAGCTCGCCGCGGAGTTGGGTGTTTCCGTGCATGAGAAGAGCGACGACGATCTACAGCGCGAGCTGCTCGCGGTCTTCCTCGAAAGCGAGTCGCGCGCCCATCAGATCGAGCAGCCCGAGATGATCCTACGCGTGCACCGCGTGCCGCAGCTCGACCAAGCCGTCGCGACCTGGCAAGCCGCGGCCGCGTTCTACCACGACAGCGCGAAGCTCGCGAAGAAGCGTCTCACGCAAACGAACATCCTCTTCGCGATCTCGGTGACTGCGCTCGGGTGCGCGCTCGTCTCCGTGATCGGGTCTCTCAATCGATGACGATGCGCTCGATCCTCGCCTATCTCGTCAGCCTCTGGTACGGGCTGCTTGAGCGGATCCAGGAAGCGCGTCGGCCGACGCGTCCAAAGCGCGACGACGATCACCTCGTCATCGCGGTGCCGCGGTCGATGGGTCCGGTCGTCGAGAGTCCGGACACGAAGTACCCGGTTCCGATTACCCGCGTGCCGCTCCGATCGACGAAGGCGCTAGCGAAGCGACAGGCGCATGCATACGCCGAGCATCGCGTCGGCCATCAGCTGACGTGGAAGAAGGCGCGAAGTCTCTTGAATCAGTGGGAGCGTGAGGAGCGCGCTGCAGCTCGCGGCGCTGAATCCGAGCGCCAAGAGGCATGACCACTCCCACAACGGAAGAAACGATGAAAGTCAAATTGAAATTCAAAGTCGTCGAACAGACGCAGCGGCAGAATTGGTATGGCGTCGGCGGGCCGACGATCGGCTCCGTGAAGCTCAGCCCAGTGTCAGGCTCGGGCGATGCGAGCGACGAGAACAAGAAGTTCTACGAGGCCACGCCTGGCGGCTCGATCGAGTTCGCCACGGTGAACAACGCGGCACTGCAGGCGCTGCCAGTCGGCGCCGAGGTGTACGTGACTCTCGAGGTCGCGCAGTCCGCGTGAACGAGTACTTCGCACAGCTGGTCGCGATCGCCGCAATGGTGATCGCGGTCAGCGCGATCGCAGCGATGAGCTGGACGATGCGAGACTCCGCGCGGCAGCTGCGCGAGCTCCTCCAGTCCGAGCGCGATCGCAACCGCGAACTGTCGGACGTGATCATCGACATGAAGGTCGCCGGCGGCGTTGCACAGCGACTCCGTCCATTGCCCGACGGCATGAAGCTCGAACAGCCGCGGCGCAGCGACATCGATCAAGCGATCGACGAGAACAAGTACGCGAACTCAATCCCAGGCCTGCGCGGCCACCTCGCCGACTGGGCCGCGAAGGAGCTCCGCCGCGGCGACGGCAGCGAGCGCGATCGCCTGCGCGTGCTCGATCGACTTCGAACTTGGTCGAACGTCAGCGACGATGACGACGACGACGAAGACGACGACGAGGGCGTGATCGCGATCGGCGGAGACTTCGCGGACGAGCTCGAGGACGAGCTCGAGGAAGCAGCTGACGACGAGGCACGGCGATGACGACACCACTGATCGAACGGCTCGACGACGTCCACGGCAGCGGCGACGACATCTTCGAAGAGCGCGAGACTCAGGCTCAGGACGAGAACGACGGCGGCGACGAGCAGCTCACGCCCAAGCGGAAGACGGTCGACCCCACGGCTCCGATCCCAGGCGGCGGCAAGATCCTCGAGATGAAGGATCCCTCGAAAATCTTCAAGCTGATCGATCGAGAGGTGGAACTGCAGGAACGGCTCGCGAAGAACCGCGACGAGGAAGGCAAGCACTGGGACCGCATCAAGCGCGGCATTCAGTTCTCGATCCTCGAGAAGTCGGAAGATCAGTCGGTCTATCGCGCCATCCTTCCGCCAGGCGTCGACGATCAGCAGCAGCCGATCCCGAACAAGGTCCTCGATCTCGCGAACAAACAAGTCTCGCAGATCCTTGTCGACCCACCGATCCCGAATCCGAAGCCGGACGGCGACAGCGAGAAGAGCCGAAGCGCGATGGACCTCGCCAAGCGCTTCCTCCGCGGCGATGGCGATTCGAGCGGCACGAACGACATGGAGCTCTTTCGCCGATCGCTGACGCTCAACCGCACTCGCAAGAGTGCGTTCGTGTTTCAGTGGGTCGATAAGACCGCCGGCGGCTGGCGTCCGAAGCAGAAGAACGCGCACCCGCAGGCGACAGACGCGCGCAATCCGCTGATGGGCCCGAAGGTCGGTCCGGACGGCGCTCCGATCATGGATCCGCAGACCGGCAAGCCGCAACTCGAGCGCGCCGCAGAGCCCGTTCTCCGCTACATCGGCGAGGATGAGAACGGCGTCGAGTACTTCGCGGACGGCGCGTCCGACGCCGCGCGCGAGTGGTTGCCGAAGCATCGCGCGACCGTGCTGCACCCGAACCAAGTGCGCACGCTGCCGCCAACGGCCGTCGCGAGTGTCGCGAACTCGATCATCCTCCTGATGTGGGAGCCGCTGTCGGAGGCGAAGAAGCGCTTCGACGTGTTGAGGGATCTCTCAAACGCGCAACTGAAGCAGCTCGCGCAGTGGAGGCCTCGCCGCTGGAAGGCCATCGTCCCGGAAGCGATGCGCCCGAAGAACGACGGACTCGACGCCAGCGGCGAAGTCTCCGACCAAACTATCATCTTCTGGTACCACAAGTTCTGTCGCATCTCGCCGGACTACGTCGACGGCGCCGAGCTCGCGATCAGCGGCGCGTCGATGGGCGGCGCCGGCCAGAAGAACGGCTTCGTTCTCGTCCGCGATACGCTGCGCGAGGACGTGGAGCTCGACGATGGGTCGGTCGTCCCGGTGCTGATGGAGCCGCCGATCGCGCAGTTCATGTCGATTCACGACGTCGACAGCGGCGACCCGCAAGGCCTCGCGCCAGTCTCGACGTTCGGCGGCGCGAACGAGATTCGCGCGCACCTCTACCTCGCGGTCCTCGAGGACATCGACGTCAGACTGCACGTGAACACGTTCCTCACGTCGACGTCGGGCGTTACGAAGGAGGATCTCAACCGCCGCGACGGCACGCCGATCGACGTCGTGTCCAAGGACGACATGCCGGTCTTCGAGCAGCGGCCGATGCTCCCGCCGCATCTCGTCCCGATGCTCGATCGCGTCGATCACGACATGGATACGCTGGCGAATCTCAACCAGACGGCGCAGGCGCTCGACTCGAACTACTCGCAGTCCGGCGAAGCGAAGAAGGTCGCGATCCGTCAGGCGAAGGTGCAGCTCGCGCAGGATTATCAGGGATTCGTGAACGGCGCCACGCAGTTCTGGAAACAGAAGCTGCAGCTCGCCCAGGCGCGGCTGAAGGTGCCGCAGCTGGTACAGATCGGCGGCGAGAACTCTGCATACAAAGCGCGCCACTTCGTCGGTTCCGATCTCATCGGCGTCTCGACGGTGACGTTCGCGCCAGGCAGCGGCACGATGATGTCGCCGGCCGAGAAGGCGCAGTACATCGCGCAGTTCCAACAGCAGAAGTGGCTCACGGAGGCCGAAGGCGGCGAGCTCGCTCGATCGAGCATGAGCGACGATCTCGGACTCAACCCGTCGGCGCACGAAGAGCACATCGATCGCTGCATCGCCGACTGGATCAACGGCCCGCCTGCAGGGTGGGACGAGGAATACGCGGCCGCGCAGGCGTTCCCGCAAAAGCAGCAAGAGTACACGGCGACCCTTCAGAGAGCGGTCGCCGTTCTCACATCCGGAGGCGGGGATCCGGAACAGGCGCAGCAGCTCGCGCTCGAGCAGGTTGGCCCGCCACCCGAGCAACCGCCCGAGCCGTCGACGCCGTTCGAGCCGCGCGCGAACGACGAGGAGCCGGTCGTCGCCAAGACGCGCTACGAGAAGCTGTCGAAGCTGATGTCGACAGCAGAATTCTCTAAACAGCCGAAGGCGTGGCGGTCGTGCGTTGACAAGGCCTACGAGCAAGCGCTCTTCGCCGCGGGCATCGTCACGGTGCGACAGCAGCAGGCCGCGCAGCAGCAGCAGGCGCAAGCCGCCGCCGGCGCCGGCGAGCAGAACACGCCGCCAGAGTGGGGCGAGTTCATCGCACAGATCACGAAGCAAGTCGTCACCGCGGCCGCGGCCGAAGTCTCGAAGGTCGTGAAGGCCGTCGACGGTATCGGACTCAAACCCGAAGCGGCCGCGCCAGAAGCACCGCCGCCGCCCGACTCGACGCATCTCGAGCTCGCGCACGAGTCGATGGAGAAGGAGCGCGATCGCCAGCACGAAATCAACATGGCCGATCGCCAGGCCTCGCACGCTGAGCGCGCGACGGTCGTCGGCAAGACGCTGGATCACGCCAGCAACCAGGCGCAACGCGCGGCTGGCACACCGCGGCCAGAGCGGCCGCTCTAACCAGAGGTTCAAAACACAACATCATGGCAGACGATCGCGCGACCACCGACAACGACGAAGAGCTCGAGCAGCAAGAGGGAGACGAATTCGACTCCTTCGAGGACGAGCTTGAGAAAACTGTCGGTGAAGCCCTCGACGAAGACGACGACGAGGATGACGAGGACGACGACCTCGACGACGACGATGACGACCTCGATGAAGATGACGAGGACGAAGACGGCGCCGCGGAGGGCAAGGGTCCGAAGCGCGATCCGGAGACGGGTCAGTTCACGAAGAAGGACGACGAGCCTGCAGCTGCTGGCGCGCAGGCCGCAACGCCGGCAGCCGACGCGAAACCGGGTGAAGTAAAACCGGACGTCGGCGCAGCTGCTGCAGCTGACGCCAAGCCCGCGGCTGCGGACGAGAAGCCCGCCGCCGCATGGCAACCGTTCGCCGTCAAAGCCGACAAGGAAAACGTTCCGATCCCCGAGGCGCACGTCCGCCGCGAGAACGGGTTCCTCTACGTCGCGATCCCGGAAGCGCAGGAGGCGCGGTTCAACGCGCGCATCTCAGCGGGGATCGCCGGCGAACGCATGTGGCGCCAGATGGGCCAAGCGATGCGCGAGCTCGAGGCGAAGAAGAATGCGCCGCCGCGCAAGACCGACATAGAGATCGAGCATGAGCTCCTGATGGCGATGATCAAGCCGCATCTCCCGGAGCTCTTCGACGACGATCGACTCGCGCTCTACGAGGCGCAGGTCAAAGCCGCGAAGCTCGAGCACCAAATGCAGTACGACGCCGCCGAGTCGAAGCGTCTCGCCGAAGCGTCGCAACCGGCCTGGGAGGAGACTCAGGCCAGCGGGATCCTCAACACGATTGGAGAGGTGATCGCTCATTTTCCCGAGCTGCAAGGGCTGACCCCCGAGCAGATCGAGGAGGTGTACTCGCGCGAGCTCTTGCCCGTCAAGAACTCCGTGTTCTTCCGAGATGGCGAGGAAGCATTCGTCCACTCGCAGTACATCTATGACCGCCTGAAGTCGAAGGCGGAGTACATCAAAGCGACCGCGAAGACGACCACCGCAGCGCCAGCGTCGGCGGAGCCCCCGAAAGGCCAAGCTCCAAATAACGCTACCAAGCCTGCAACGGACGCAGCGGAGCGCTTCAACCGCGGAGTCGACGCGGGCACCAAGCCGCGCACGACGAGCGTCAAAGCCAACCGAGAGGAGCGGCCCTCGAGAGAGCCTAACCGCCCCGCGCGAGGTAAACGCCGTCGATCGCCTGCAGCGCAGCGCGCGCGCGCCGAGGAGGACTGGAGGAAGACGTCACAGGCCTACCTCAACTCGGACTCGTTGGACTTCGACGAGCCCGATCTCACCGACGAAGACGAGGCATGAGTCTCGTCCCCCACCAGCAGGAATTCAACGATCGCTCATAGCGAGCGATCAACGGAGCTCACATGGCACAGTCAGTCACGTACACCAAGGTGTCGAATCTGTCGAAGGGTTATCGACGATCGACCACCAAGTTGTACCGGACGTACACGCGCCGAGTCGCGGAGTACGGCTGGTTCGACAACGTGCCGGACGAAGAAATCATGCCGTCCGGGCGTGAGAACAACATCCTTCTCGACGTGGCCGTCGGGGTGGGTGCGCACCAGGTCGACGACGCGGGATACGAGGGTCGGACCGAAACGCCCGAGCTGGAAGAGGGCGCGTTCGTGTTCAATCACACGAACTCGCGCTTCTCGATCTCGCTGCGCGCGCAGGCATTCGACAAGAAAGCCCGCGGCAACCAGATCATCCGCCAGATCAAATATCAGTCGCTGAAGTGCATCGAGGCCGTCATGCGCAAGTACGGGCTGATGACCTACGGCTTCTCGACCGGCGTGCTGGCGAAGGTCAATGGGAATCCGGCATCCGGAACGAGCGCGACGGTCACACTGCGCGATGCGTTCGGTCTGACGGACATGGACAACCTGGCGTACCTCGCGGGGATGTTCCCGATCGACGAGGGCGTCGGCTTCATCCGATCGAACGCGCTGGTCGGCGTTGGCGTCGTCACGGACGTCGACGAAGTACTCGGGACGATCGACGTCGACTTCAATGGCGCGACGGTCGACCTGGCCGACGGCGATCAGATCGTATTCGCGAACGGTGTCATCGGCACCACTCTGTCCGAGACGGACTGGCAGAAGTGGAACGTCGGACTCCTCGACGCGGTCATCTCGGACGACGTTCACGGTGTCGCGACGAGCGACGTTCCGACGTGGGCGCCGGCGCTCTATGACTCGGACGGCGGATCGTGGGGCTTCCTGCCCGCGCGCCGAATGAAGCAGGCGCTCGAGAACCGCGGCGACACGGTGCTTCGTCGCGTCATCCTGTCCAACGGCGTGATGAACGACAAGGATGCGCGCGAGCGCGAGGCGCTGATCTGGACGAGCTCTTCGATGAACATCGACGGTAACGCTTCGCTGAAGAACGTTGCCGAGGATACGTCGCGGTTCGTTCCGCCGACGTGCGTGTTCGGGCTCGGACAGGACGCGATGGGCAAGAAGGTGCTCACCGATAAGCCCGACGAAGAGGAGACGATCGACTTCGGCCGGCTGCACAAGGCCGAGGATCGTTCGGCCCTCAAGGGAGGCGTGGACCTCATCTCCGCGATGATCGTGCGGAGCCGCTCGCGCCTGGCCGCGTTTACGGGCCTCGACGAGCAGGGCGTCTAGATCATCGACGAGACGGCGCGCTGATCGTGGCGCGCCGTCTTCGTTGCTCATCCCGAGCAGCGGTCGATAACTCCATCAGAGAAGTCCAATGGCACCCAGAAACAGCGGAAATATCTGGGCATCGCTCCGCAGTTACCACCAGGCGGGCGGGCTCAACGTCGCGAACCCAGCTGGCGCGATCGGTCGGACGTGGTACGTCAATACGATCTCCGGCTCGAACACGAACAACGGAAAGGCGCCGGACGAGGCCTTCGCGACGGTCGCGAAAGCGCTCACGATGGTCGATAGCTTCGACATCATCAACATCGCCGGCGTCGTGAAGGAGCAAGTCGTCGCACCGCTCGGGGTCTTCGACGTGACGATCGTCGGCGCCGCCAATCGTCCGCGGCAGGCGACCAGCGGCGGAGTTCCCACCGGCGGCGGTTCGTGCTGGATCTCGCCGGATTCTCCGACGGCGGCAACCGCGTTGCTCGAGCTCATCGAGCAGGGCTGGACGGTTCAGAATCTTCTGTTCGCGCCGGTCGCTTCATCGCCGTGCATCAAGCTGACGCGCGCGGAGGATGCGGTACATCCGGATCCGTCGCACGCGTCGATCCTTGGCTGTCGGTTCGCCGGCGGCGGCGCGAGCGGAATTGGGATCGAGGATTCCGGCGGCTGTCACAACGTCGCCATCGAGGACTGCATCTTCCAGTCGCTCGGCGGGACGGCAATTCTCGGCATCGCCGGCGCGGGCATCGCGACGCCGCTGATGAATCGGTACGCGCGCAACTTCTTCAACCAGTGCACCAACGCGATCAACATCGGCGCGTCGCACTCGCTGTTCCTGCAGAACCGATTCATCCACAACACCACGCTGAAGCTGAAGATCGCTGCCGGCGGCTACAACATGGTCCTCGAGAATTCGTTCGAGGACGCCGAGGCCGACATCGACAACGGCCACGGGTACTACGGGATCGCAACCGACGTATGGCGCAACTTCAGCTCCAATACGCCGGCGATGTCAGTCGGGTACGCGACCGTCTGATGCACGTTGTTGCGTTCGAGTTCGACAAAGAGCCGCCGGCCGAATGGGTCGCGGCTCTTCGTCGAATCTCCGAGGTGTCCGACGAACGAGGCTGGCTCGAGTTCGTGTGGGAGCCAGGCGATCCGTGGGCGCCAGTGCAGCGATGGGAACTATGGGAAATGATTCACCCATCGGTCGTGGATCCGGCCGAGGTGCGCGAGCTGCGCGGCAAGCATCCGCGGAGAGAAGGGCATCCGTGCACGTCAGTTCCGATCAGCAGCTGGGCCGTGCGGCCAGCAAAGAGCTATCGACCGTGCCTCTGTCGTCACAAGCTCGAGGCCTGGAAAGGCAGCGACTCGCTGGTGACGCTGACGGCGTGGAAGCTGTTCCAGCGCACCGGGTACGTCGGCCGGCCGTTCTGGATCATTCAGGGCACTGGCGGCGGCAACAAGGCGGAATTCACGCACGAAGAGGGATTGCTCCTCGAGGCGGAGGGCTATCCACCGGTCGCGCCGCCATCCGGCAGCTTGCCGTATGCGCCGTTCGATCAGCGCGTGATCAGCGCGATCTCGCGCTTCAATCGGCTCTGGCAATTCAAGAACAACCTCGAGGAATACCGCGAGGCGATGGGCCCAGGGTACGCGAAGTACCGGAAGGAAGTCGAGAAGAAGCTGCGCATTCAGTTGGTCGCGCATCTCAAATCTCAGATGGTTGACGTCGAGCCACTGTTCCTCAAAGCAGACGAGGACGGAGAGCTCGAGAATCAGCCGCGGACGTCGATCGACTACGATCGTCTCGAACCTCAGAACGAGGAGCACTTCATCGAGACCGGTCACATGCTGCATCACACGCGAATGACGTGAGCACCTCCGCTGACGTCTCAACGAGAACGGGCGACCCACACACGGTCGCCCGTTCGCATTCAGGACGGTGAACCGTGGACACGCACCAGTACCGAGGAAAAGGCAGACGTCGGAAGACGAAGCGCGGCGGATTCTCGCAGGCCTCGACGCGTCGACCGATCACGCTGTACGATCAGCACGGCCGACAGTGGTCGGGTCAGGTGAGCAACAAGAGCGGAATGCCAGTCGGCCAGGTGACGCCCGACTTCTCCGCGCCGTGGTATCCCGACGTGCAGTATCTGCGCGTCAACCCCGACAATCAGGCCGAGCTCTGGATCGACTACGCCTCACTGGTAGCGCGTCGACGTGGCCGCTTGAACTCGTATCACAAGATCGCGCGCGAGTACTGCCGCGAGAAAAAGCTGCCGGCGCCGGACAAGGGCGACTACAACGAGACGATCACTCGCGCGATCGGCGCACCGCCAAAACCGATCCAGCCAGCGATTGCAGCCATGCAGGGCAAAAACAAGTGGATTCTCGGACTGTCGGACAAGGTGGATCCGCGCCTCGAGCGTTTCGTAACGCGCATACAGGCCGTCGAAGTCGACGAAGAGTTCGACTTCAGCGACCCAGAGACATCGTTCGAAGATGCCAAACGCAACACGCAGCAGATGATTCGCGGCCTCGCGAAGCCGAAGCCTGTCGCGGAAGAGGACGTCGATGACATCGAGGATCTCAAAGACATTCAGCTCGGCGAGGGCGAGGAAGACACGTTCCTCGACGAGCTCGATGACGAACACGATCAGGCCGGAATTGGCGGGCATGTCGTTCCGCCGGCGAAAGCAGAGCGCGTGCAGCGCCAGGCACCGCGGCGACCGGGGACGAAGGTCGCAAAGAAGGGGAAGACCGGCGCGAAGAAGTTCGGGAACCTCTCGGCGATGAAGCGTGCGCAGCGAGGGAACCGTCCGACGCTCGCGAGTGGCGCGGCGCCGGTGATTTCTGGCTAACGGAGGCTCGAGATGACGTCCGCAGAGCAGCTCGCACTGTTCAACGAACTGACAGGCCGAAAGGCGACGGACGTCATCACCGACGCCACGAAGTACAGCTGGCTCGCCGCGGCCGAGCGCTACGTGATCGCGATGGTCACGTCGATGAAGCCGTCGATCTTCTACCAGAAGGTCGGCACGACGTCACTGCCGCAGCTGCTCACCGCCGACAACAACGTGTTCACGTTCGGCGTCGACGTCGACGACAACCCGCTCGTTCCGTACGGCCACACGCAGATCTATCGCAACGTACGAGACGTGCCGGACCGGCCGCTGATCGTCAACGTCGATTACCTCGACGAGGGCACGCAGATCCGCCTCGTTCGCAATCGACATCACACAGGCCCGCTCTACTGGCGCGGCGTCGTGGATCCGCCGCCGATCAGCTCAGAAGAGAATCCGCACTTCGTTCCATCGCAGGCGAACGAGCTCACGGCGATCCGCGCGGCGCAGCGCTTCGCGGCCGGCGGCAACATTCGCAATCCCGCGCTGGTGGGCGAGCTCCGCACGCAGTGGGCCGAGCGATATCCGTACTGGTGTCTGCTCTGGAAGAAACAGTTCTCCGCTGGCGGCGCGCTGACGTCGTTCTCGCTGATCGACGCAGTGACGCCACTTCTCTAATTCCGACTCCAATGCCTCTCACTCGCCTCCTGGGCAAATACCGCTCTTCAGGTCCGATCGCGCAGCTGCACTCGCCCGATCA